CGCCTCTGTTACGAAAGTGACAGAGTCCGTCTTCGTGGCTATGGCCAGAACACTGGTCAAGCAGTGCAGGAAGTCCAGGCAAGTAACCTGTATAGTATGTGGGTCAATATTAATCGTATTGACACCGCAGAATTCCAGGTCGTCTACCGGGGCTTTCTTCGAGGACCGCGATATGAGGCAGGATCTCCACCAGCCGAACGTATTGTTTCAATGGCTGGTTTTGATCTCAGGAGTTTTGTACCCACTCTGTGGGAACTAACTCCGTACTCATTCCTCGTCGACTATTTCACAAATATCGGCGATGTCCTGCAAGCGCTAAGCACCGATGTCTCTGGAGTCCACGGACTTTGGGTCACGGAGATCTATGAGAGTCGTCGGGAAATAAACATTGCTCCCGACTTCGCTCGTAGTAAAGTCTCTTTGACCCAGCAGTACGTAGGCCCTGGAGAATACATCGAAGGCTTGACGTTTTCAGGAAGTACCGGTCAAAACGTGATTTACCGTAAGGATATCTCACGTGCTATCGTTTCGATGCCCTTGATGGTACCGAAATTCACCGGATTCGATCTCCCATGGAAACAATTCGTTAACATAGGAGCTCTTATCTTGGGTAAATCGTGAGAACTGTTCAAGGAATCGTCCTTGTGCAGAATAGCTTTAACTTTCTACAAAGGAGCGCCCATGGCGTTCACACTTACATCACCCATAACGGGTGGTGCCCAGACTGGTTTCACCGCGCCTACCTATACGCACGGGACCGATGTGGCCCCGGACGTAAACGGTAAGCAGGTCGCAGTTTCCGCTCTGGGAGGTACGCAAGCCGGAGTCACGGTTCATTCCGTGTCGTCACCTTTTACGTTGACGATCGTCAGGCCGAAGAGCTTCAAATCTCTGGCGCCTGTCGTTCCCGGTACTGGTCTTTTGCCCAGCGTCCCTAAAAACAGCTGGAAGTTTATCGTCCGTAAGGGCGTTACGCCTCTGGCTGGTCAGCCCGCATCCGTCATGCTTATCAAAGTTGAACTTGATATTCCTGCCGGTGCGGATACTGCGGACGCTCCCAATATCCGTGCAGCTATTTCAGCTGCCATTGGAGCACTCAACCAGCAATCTGCTGGACTGGGTGATTCCACGGTATCGGGAGTCCTGTAAGGACGGAAGACCGGATGCTGTAAAGCATCAGGGCAAATACCTCACGGAGTACTTATGCGCAATTGCGACAAGTTACGTAAGGCCCTTTCAGTCGATCTGGAAGTGCGAGAGCATATGCTTACCTCAGATATGACGATCGCAGCCGCTAGAGGTCTGTGGCTCCACAACTCATTCTGGAAGAAATTCCAGGATGAAGTCGGGGCTTCTGCAGATGCAAACTGCCTAGAGCTCTTTAAAAAGAGCAATAGACGGTGCGCTACTGTAGAATTAAATCCGCAGACCACTCAAGACGATGAGATTATCGGAGAGGTAAGATCGCTCTGGTATGACATCGTTGGAAACGGTCCCGAGTCTAACATCCCTATGGCCGATATTTTGGACAACTGGGGTGTTGGGCCCGGCGCTAGTGTAGGAGCTCGATCGGAAAACTTCTATACGAAGCTATTCGATTCTGCCCTTACTGGTACGTCAGAACGACTGTATCGGTTTTACCGATATGCCATTCTTTCTTCCCCAACGCATTTTAGCGCGGAGGTGGTGCGCGACAAACGTTATGGGTACCGAATGGTAACAGGTAACCGTCTGTCCTTTGTTCCGAAGACGTCAGAAATGTCGAGAAGTATCTGTACCGAGCCTGTTCTGAATATGTTCTTTCAGAAAGGGATCGGTTTCGTCCTTGAGCGGCAACTGAAAAAGAGATTTCGAATAGATCTCTCTCATCAGCCAACTCTCAATCGACGACTGGCGCGTTTAGGCTCGTCTAATGGTTCTTATGGAACTATAGACTTGTCTAGTGCATCAGACAGTATGTCGCTCAAGATCTTGCGTTCTATCCTTCCACCTGAATTACTTGGATGGCTAGAGTTCGCGAGATCACCTAATGTCATCTACCCAGATGGCACTGAGGAGGAGCTACATATGGTGAGTAGCATGGGGAACGCTTTTACATTCCCTTTGCAAACTCTCCTTTTCTCGACGATCGTTGTAGCTTGTTACCGTATCCTGGGTATTTCACCGGAATATGGCAAAAGAGGTCCAATCAACTGGGCAGTCTTTGGCGATGACATCATTGTCCGAAAGGACAGTTATGATGTAGTCGTTAGGGCTCTTCAGATGTTTGGCTTCCTAGTGAACGAAGACAAATCGTTCAATGCAGGCTACTTTCGAGAATCTTGCGGCGGAGACTACTTTAGAGGCCATGATATTCGTGGCGTCTACTGTAAATCTCTTAAGCAAAGTGCTGACGTCTACTCCATCAT